CTAACCAACCAATGGAAAAAAGTAGAGTCGCAACTATACTCTCAAGCGGTTTATTACGAACCAACTCGATTGGCAGCTTATTACGATTACGAATCAATGGAATTCACACCAGAGATTTCAGCGGCTTTAGACATTTATTCTGAAGAGGGAACTACATTATCTGAGAAAGGTCATATGTTGACAATTTATTCAGAATCTAATAGGATAAAAAGTATTCTAGCTGATTTATTTAATAATATTATGGATATAGAAACTAACCTACCTATGTGGGTTAGAAATACTTGTAAGTACGGAGATAATTTTGTTTACCTTAAAATAGACCCAAAAAGAGGAATTGTTGGTGTTAATCAACTACCTAATATTGAGGTTGACCGAGTAGAAAAAGGAATGGATTTATCTAAATCTAGTATAGAAGAAGACGATTCAGCTGTTAAGTTTACTTGGAAAAATAAAGATATGGAATTTAATACTTGGGAAGTTGCACATTTTAGACTTTTATCCGACGATAGAAGATTACCATATGGGACATCACAATTAGAAAAATGTAGACGTATCTGGAAACAATTATTATTATCTGAAGATGCAATGTTAATATATAGAACCTCTAGAGCACCAGAGAGAAGAGTGTTTAAAGTTTATGTGGGTAACATGGACGATAAAGACGTAGAAGCTTACGTACAAAGAATTGCTAATAATTTTAAAAGAGACCAGATAGTTGACAACAATACAGGTAATGTAGATTTACGTTATAATCAAATGGCTGTAGACCAAGATTTCTTTATACCAGTTAGGGACCCTAACGCTCCCAACCCAATAGATACATTACCAGGAGCTCAAAATCTAAGTGAAATTGCCGATATCGAATATATACAAAAGAAATTATTTGCAGCTTTAAGAATACCGAAAGCGTTTTTAGGTTTTGAAGATGTTGTGGGTGAGGGTAAAAATTTATCTTTACAGGATATTAGATTTGCAAGAACAATTAATAGAATCCAGAAAGCTATGATTCAAGAATTAAATAAAATAGCTATAATTCATTTATATGTTCTTGGATTTGAAGACGAATTAGGTAATTTTACTTTAGGATTAACTAACCCATCTACACAATCTGAACTATTAAAAATTGAACAGTGGAAAGAAAAAATTACTTTATATAGAGACGCAACTAGTGACCCAGGAAGTGGTATCTTACCAGTTTCATCAACATGGGCTAAAAAGAACATACTAGGTTTTTCAGATGAAGAAATAAAATTAGATTTACAACAACAACGTATGGAAAAAGCGATTGGTGAGGAGTTAAATCAAACAGCGACCATAATTAAGAAAACTGGTATCTTTACAAATATAGATAAGTTATACGGTGAAGAACAAGCTGCGGAAGGTGGTGAAACACCAGAAGACCAAGCAGACTTGTCTGGGGATGAAATTTCACTACCTCCATCAGACATAGGTGGTGATGAACCTATGGGAGACGCTGAGGCTGTTGGTGATTTAGAACTATCGTCCATTTCAAAATCTAAACTTCCTTTAATTTTAGAAAGATTAGACAATAATAATACTGTGGATTTAAATAGGGGAAATAGAGAACTTAGTGAGGTTACTGAAAAATTGGATAGTTTATTAAAAGACTAGATATTTATTGTTAAAATACTAACAATATGTTCGGAAAATACAAAAACTCGATTACAAACACTTTAGTGGAGAGCTATTCTAAAAAGGAAAAGTTTAAAAAGTCCTTTAATAGTGTTATGGCCCCACTAAAAGAAAATAAGATATCAAGAGAATTTTTTGTTCTGTATGGTGAAATAGAAAACAAGAAATTTGAAGATAAAAATTTAGCTGAAGCTTATTTAGACGAAGTTATAAAAACTTTACGAAATAAAAAAAGCAAGTTAAGAATACCTCAAATAAATAATAAATTAAAGGAGAATAAGATATATTCTAAATTGGATAGTTTAATCTTTAATGAATCTGTTAAGGCAATAGAAAACAATATAAATAACAAACGTGATTTATTAGAACATTTAACTAAAAAAGAAAAATACACTAAACCCGTAAAACCAGTAGTTACATCCATACTGAGTAATATTCTTACTAGAAAATTTAATGAAAAGTATTCTTCATTAAGTGAGGAAGATACAATCAAACTTAAAACTCTTTTATCGTTAGATAAAGATAAATTAGAAAATAAGATATTAGAATTACAGGAAAGTACTTTAGAAAGGTTAAACACACTAAAGGAAGACACTAAAGATTCTATTATGAAAGATAAAATACAAGAGGTGTGTGAAAGTATAGTTAACTCAGATATGAGTGCATCATCAATTCTAAAAATAGAGAATCTAAATAAATCCTTAATAAAATAATTGTATTATGAATTTTTTTAAAAATATGTTAAGTAGTGGAAGTAAAATTTCCAGTAAAAGAACTGTAACTTTTATATGTCTTTTATTTATGTTAATTGGGTATACAGCAAACCTGTTTTGGGATTTTACTGTTGACACTAAATTATTCGAATCTTTACAGTGGATTGTAATGGCTGGACTTGGATTTACAGCTGCAGAAAATTTTTCACCACAGGTTGAAGAACAAGTGGAAGAAGACGAGACCCCATCACATACAACCGTAACTCACGAGTACGATTATTCCGACGACGAGGATATATAGGATACTTTTATAATATTTTTTGACTTAACAGATATTATTTACTATCTTTTCTATATGAAGTTTGGAAAAAAAATAAAATTAGACATAGATAATCTCTATAAGACACAATACGGCACAGTAGACAATAAGAATTTTAAATCTACATACATTACACTTTCTTGTTGGGCAGAGCCAAATCAAGAAGAAGAAAACTGGACAAGAATTATTAAAGACCTACGACGTGAGGTGAGATTGGAATTATACCACCAGGTAGATAACAATATATTCAAAGAAGAAAAATCTATAATTGATTTAGATATTAGAGCTAGTGGAATTAAGGTTAAAAAAAGAAGTTTCCTTAATTGTGAATTAACATTATTCGTAAGGCCAGGTGTAAATTTTAAATCAGATAATCTTAAAACTTCGGTAAAGGGCATATTCGACGGCCTCATCCAAAACGTATTTACCCCCTACAAACATTTTAAATTCTACCCAACTAAATCTTAACCTAGCATTTATATAATTTATTAATATTTATAATAAAAGAATATTATGAAGTTATTAAAACCTAAGGAGATTGGAACAGGTATATTAGTAGAATATGACGCAGGTCATATCTCCGCAAAAACCAACAAACACATCATTAAAGAAATTGCTGAAAAAAGTAATGATAACATTATGATGTATGCTGTATTACAAAAAGCTGGTGTGGAGAATAGAAACGGAAGAGTATATCCGAGAGACATTCTACAAAGAGAAGTTGACAAATACCAAACTTTAATAGGCCAGGGTAGAGCATTATCAGAATTAAACCATCCAGAATCATCATTAGTAGACCTTGAAAGAAGTTCACATAGAGTAGTGGAGACTTTTTGGGAAGGTGATATATTAATGGGTAAGTTAGAAATATTAACTTCTCCAGGATTTCATCGTAGTGGAACTATTTCATGCGTAGGTGATATTGCAGCTAATTTATTAAGACACGGGGTAACCTTAGGAATTTCATCTAGAGGTGTGGGGTCTATAAAACAAAAAGGAAATCAAAATATAGTACAGGATGACTTTGAATTAATTTGTTTTGACTTAGTTTCTTCACCGTCTACACCAGGTGCTTACCTATTTAATGATGTTAATGATAGAGAAGAATATGAAGAGTCTTTAGAAGAAGAAGCAGAGAAAAACCTAGCAAGTGGAGGTGATTCATTGGACAGCTCACTTGATTTAATGAAAAAATTAAATAGTTATCTGAGTTAATATAGTACTTTATCTTTGTTAGAGACAATATTAACTTAGCTTTTCTTTAATTCTTGCATATTTATATACAAAATAAACTAGTTTAAAATATAGAATAAAAAATGACTAAAAAATCTATTTTAGAAGAAGCTCTTCTTGAGGCGCAAGCCCTAGAGGATGCTGTTAAATCCAATGCAAAAGAAATACTTGCTTCAACTATGAAGGAAGAAATTGAGGAATTAGTAAAAGAATCCCTTTCAGAACA